TATTACGCCTATGAGTTTGGCAAGACGGCCCTGTTTTTCCATCACGGTCACAAGCGTAAAGTGGCAAACGTCGATACAGTATTTGCCGCTAAGTATCGAGAGGTGTTCGGCAGGACAGAACACGCTTACGCGCACATGGGTCATTACCACAGCGTCGATAAGAAAGAGACTAACCTCATGGTGGTCGAACAGCACAGAACTCTCGCTTCGGCAGATGCTTATAGCAGTCGAGGCGGATGGCTTAGTGGTCGCGAGGCTAACGTAATCACGTACCATAAGGAATACGGTCAGGTCGCGTACAATACAATCTCATATAAGATGATCGCCAAGTGAGTCGATATGATCCAAATTATTAGCTGTCCTTTGCCCGGCGGTGGAAGGGCATTGCTAAAGACTTCCGACATAGGCGGCGCAACGACCGCCAAGAATCCCCAGGAGTGCGATGTCTACGTTCTAGGCTGGGCGCAAGAAGGGATCACGATTGATCTTAGCGTTGAAGAATTCGCGGAGGTATGGGTCTCTGCATTATTGGATGAGGAGGATGAGCCAGAGTATGAGATCGTATTTGCCTCAGATGGCTTGCACTGAATGCCATAAAATAATGGTGCCACAGTTTAAACGAGAATACCCACACAAGCTCGACGGCTGGTCATGCGATTGCGGACATAGCGAGAAGGCTATTTTAAGAGAAAGGATGTTTACCCGTGCCAGCGCGCAAAACCAAGACGACCGGCAAGCTTAAGCAAGAGGCAGCAACCCTGCTGCAAAAGCTTGTTCGTATGAAATATGCAACCAACGAAGGCTTCTGTGAATGCGTGACGTGCAACAAAGTGCAACATTGGAAAGAGATGGACGGTGGACACTTCGTTAGCAGGGGTCATAACTCCACGCTCTTAGTTGAGGAAAACATACATCCTCAGTGCAAAGGCTGTAATGGCTACCGCAAGGGCAACATTGATAGCTATTCTCTGTTTATGATTGACACGTATGGTCTGGACGCTATGCGTGAGCTAATCGCTTCAAAGCACCATCCCCGCAAGTTCACCGCAATTGAGCTACAAGACCTGATAGCTGAGTACAAGTGCAGGATCAAGGAACAGGAGCAGCGCTTAGCTGGCGTTTAGATATAACAGGATGTGTAGTATAATAGTCATGCAATGGAGGTGACTATGTGCACAACAGTTAAACGTGCCATGTTCTGTACTCGCAACGGCTATAAGCACATCCCAAACTTAAAAGAGGTTTGTGTTCTTGTTGGGCGACTGAAAGGACTAACTGAGTCCGAGTATCTCGATCTTTGTGCTACCAATAAGCTAGAAAACGTGCGAGCTCTGGAAATGGCAAAACATTACCCAGCGCACTAAGTAAGCTGGCAACTTCTTAGGGTGGCTCACCCCAAACTCCTGCCCCAAAAATATATTAAAAACTCCTCTGAAACGCTTGCACACCATAACAACCCTTGTTATATTGGGTTATCGGCTGGGGACACAGCCACAACCAAGGGATAAGGGTTATCGAATGTCACGAGCTATCGACTTTACTTACAACATGACGCATCAAGAAATCGCAGACCTTCTTGGGGTGTCTAGGCAGACTGTAAGAATCACCGAGATCAGGGCTATCAAAAAGATAAAGAAGAATAAAATCTTAAAGGAGTATTGGAATGGACTTGTCGGAGAAACGATTGGCATTGATTGCGCTGCTGATATTTTTGACCGTGATGGGATTGGTCGGCAGGGCTGACTACGAAGACGAGCTCGCGGAAGAGTCGTTTTATGAGCAGATGGTTTGTGATGGCCATTGGCCTGACTACAAAAATGTAGGAGTGTCTTGTGAGAAAACTAGCCCCTAAAGATTTGAAGGAGGCGTATCGCCTTAATAACAAGGGGGTCGATATATGGTCACTCTCTCAGATATATGGCGTCCATTACGACACTATGAAGCGCAATTTGCGGCAATATGATCTATATGGTGCGTCTCTGTTCAGTCCTAATCCACAATATGTTGAGAACAATCGCGAATAGACCTAAAATACTCAGGTACTTAACTGTTGGGGGGTAATACTATGCTCCAAGTGGTGAACATAAAGTGGCACGCAATTGAGGTCGGCAATATGCCGGGTGATGAGCGTACTGTTCTTGTTGCTTTCGACGACATGACTGTTGAATCGTGGCCACTTACAGTTGAGGACATTTTGGACGGTGAGATACGGGCAGGACGCAGCATGGGGCTGTACTGGGCCGACTCAATACCGCACCCTGATGAGGAATGAATGGTGGCAGCTACAAGGCGGCACAAGATTAGGTCCGTAAAGGATGAGGAGAATAGGCGAGCTTTAAGCGTTAGGGGTAAGGCAGAATATATCTTTGATTTGATTGATGAAATTGGAGAGCTTGACCCAAACGACGAGCAGCACTTCCAGGCTAAGGTACAGCAGAAGAAGACACAGGCAGAACTACGCCTAAAGATGCTAGCTAAGCTAATGCCCGACCTCAAGGCTATCGACGCAGACTTAACAAGTAGCGATGGTTCTATGACTCCACCAATGGTGATTGAACTTGTCGCAAAAGGTCTCGATTGAATTACCCCCGAAACTAGCTGACCTCTTTGTAGGTGAGGCTAGGTATCGTTGTTCGTATGGCGGCAGAGGCTCTGCTAAGACGCGATCCTTCGCACTAATGACTGCGGTGTGGGGAATGCGCTGGGGTGTCGCCGGCAAACAGGGACAGATACTCTGCGCGCGTGAGCACCTAAACTCCCTTGATGAATCCTCTATGGAGGAGGTCAAGTCTGCTATACGCTCTGTGCCATGCCTAATGGACTACTACGATATAGGCGAGCGCTTCATACGCAGTAAGGACGGACGGATAACCTATGTGTTCGCCGGCTTACGCAGGAACCTCGATAGCATTAAGTCAAAGGCCCGTGTATTGCTTTGCTGGGTAGATGAGGCAGAGACGGTTACCGAGACGGCATGGCAGAAGCTTATCCCTACAGTGCGCGAGGATGACTCAGAGATCTGGGTAACGTGGAACCCTGAGAACAAGCACTCCGCAACGCACCATAGGTTTCGCGTAAGCACTCCAGAGCAGTGCAAGATCGTCGAAATGAACTGGCGAGACAATCCTTGGTTCCCCGAGGTGCTAGAAAACGAGCGCCAAGACGACCTCAAGAAGCGCCCCGACGTATATGATCACATCTGGGAGGGTGACTTCAGGATATTTTCAGAGGGAGCTTATTACACCAATGAAATGGCGAATGCCCTGCACGACGGCAGAATAGACAGGGTGCCATATGAGCGCTCTGTGGGCGTTGTGACGGCTTGGGACTTAGGTGTAGGCGATAGCACTGCTATTTGGTTTGCGCAGTTTGTAGGGCCCGAGGTGCGCCTTATCGACTACTACGAGAACGCAGGGGTCGGATTAGATCATTACGCGCGCATTCTGCAAGAGAAGGGCTACATATACGAGCAGCACATCTTGCCTCACGACGTCAGGGTAAGAGAGCTCGGTAGTGGCCGGTCGAGGTTGGAGGTGCTAGACAATCTGAGGATTACGCCGGTCAGCATAGCGCCACAGCTAAACGTCGATGACGGTATCCAGGCTGTGAGGTCTTTGATCGACCTGTGCTACTTCGACAAGGACAAGTGCGAGAAGGGTATCGACTGCCTGAGACAGTACCGCCGGCAGTACAACGAGACCATGCAGGTCTGGAATGAGCGACCATTGCACGACTGGACATCGCACTGCGCAGACGCCTTTAGATATTTAGCGATTGGCCGTAAGGAGTTCTCAGACTGGGGTGCTCCAATACGTCGAAATCTTAAAGGCATTGTCTGATATAATTAGCCCTCTACACTGGAGGCTATATGGCAATTGGCTCTCGCTTACGCGGCATTCTTGATGAACTAATATCGACCGGGTATCCCGAGCAGGTAGCCGCGCGCATTGCTTCTGGCGACCTACCGATGGACACAGCTTCCCGTATGCAGCGTGCCGAGGCTATGGGCTTTGATCCCTCAAATGTTGCTTATCACGGAACGAGAGCTGATATTGCAGAGTTTGAACCTAGCGCGCGCGGTAAAATGGGGCCGGGCATTTATACGTCACCATCCCCGGTTGTCGCAGGCAGTGACGCTACGCCCGGCCATCGTATACCTCGGAGTGGTGTCTATGACGATCGTGGACTGCTCGATGAAGAGCTGTTAGTCAGCGAAGGCGCAAATGTGATGCCTTTGCT